GTTTCCCATCCATCCGGAGGATTTTCATGGTTGACACAGACCCCGTTCCAATCGGCTGCCTGCATCGTCAGACGTGCAGTCTCTGCATCCTGGATTTCAGGAATCATGATCAGGGAGGATTTGTCGTTCTCCGGATTGGGGTACATCACATGGAGCTCTGCATCCTTTTCCAGTTTCTCATAAAAACTTTCTGACATCGTCGCCATCGCCATGCTGTAGCCCATGTCCCCCATGTGCTTGACCTGTCGGGAGAGGTCATGGTCAATGTAAATGGGAACACCGAGTTTTTTCAGTTTCCTGCAGAAATAGACATCCTCACCAATCACTCCCGGAACCTTTTCCGGATCAGGTTCAAATGCAAACCAGGGGAGGTCCAGTTCCGGTAGTCCAAAGACCCTCATATCGATCATCATGACGGCACATCCGACCTGGTCCACTTCCTCCAGTCCGTGCTTATCCTCAGTGGAATAGATGTAGCGTTTGTCTTTTGTAAATGCCGTCGGATAGGTCGGAAGCCTCCTGCGGACACAGTTGGCAGCAACCACCGGCTGGTTGTGATTCAGGAGGGTCTGGACGGTGTCAAAGGGGAGGACCATGTCTGAATCGATGAACAGTGCATGGGTGGCCCCCCATCGGTGTGCCATTGCGACCAGACGGTGCCGGGAGTCGGGGATGATGGAGCACTGGACTCCAAACAATTTGATCTCCTTGCTTCCGTTTTCATATTTGGAATCTGAAAAACATGCCATTAAATTGGCAATACATTCTGCCGTGTTGGCATTCCAGGTTCCGGTGCTCGGCACTAAGACCGCGACCTTGAGGTCCCAGTTGGTGTTTACAGTTTTCCCGGCCATGTTCTAAATGCCTTGTTATCAGGGTTATTCGCCCATTGTTTCCATTTTTCCCGGTCGTTCACCCATCCTTCACGGCAGGCCTGGTTCCAGACTGCCTCAGGAATATAGGCAGCGTGTCGCCACTCCTTACCGGGGGTAAGTTCGGACATTTCCTTTGCAGACTGGAGGATATTGTCGACATTCTGGGTCTCAGATATCGCCATATCCCCATCTGCTGCGACGTGGAACCCCTCCGCCATGCCGGTGGAGGCGTTCCAGTCCAAAAGCCGATCCAGACTCATCAGCTTGTTACCAGGTCTGCTGCTATGCCCATGGCAGACTCGTTCCGCATTTCCAAAGTATACTCAACATTGATCATGCGTTTGTGAGCGTCCCCTGTGCGAGCCAGTTCCACCAGGTCAAACTCCCTGAGGTATCCGATGGCTGCAAACTCAGGGTCGATGACAAATGCCGACCGTTCCCGGCTGAACCGGTTGGGAATCACACTCACGTCGCCAAAATCCGAGGCATACAGAGATGCTGCCCCCTGGATGGTGCCGATGGAGACATTCTCCCGTGCTGATGCACGTCCGGAAAAGTCACTGACCCGTTGTTTGTTGACCGGGCCGACCATCAGGACTTTGGGTTCTCCGCCTGAGGAATAAACCTGCTGGATCACATCCTTGAGGATGGTCTCGGTGAAGGTCCTCACGGTGTCGGCATCCGTCGGGGTTGCTGTGGTGGCCGTACTCGGATCGGCTCCTGCGGTCGTGGTTCCAGAACCCCTGCTGGTGTTGGTTCTGAGCCAGTCCTCCAGGGATTTGAGGGCCCTGGTTCCAGAGGTCACCGGAGTCTGGTTCTGGGTCATGATAAATTCCATGTCCCTCTTCAACTCCTTGGACTTCTTGGCGACCTGGTAGGCAAGCTCGCTTGTCCTCCCTGCCTTGTTCACCACATCCTGGGTGGATGAGACAATCACATCCTTACGACTGATCTGGCAGACGTTGGACTCACGGGTCGTTGCAGTAACGGCCTGGAAACTGGTTACATCATCCCCTTCCGGGTATGCGTTTGCAGCAGCAGTTGCTCATTTATGTTCATCCAGGGTCGTTAATCCTGGACCGTCCTTACGGACTGCCTTGGGTTCAACCCCAAGGATCGGACTATATCTTCATCCTTGAAGGATGCACCGAGCTTCCGTCCACTTGGACGTACTCCATAAAGGATAGTCTCTGAACCTTCCCGTCTCCGGGCTTGGCTGCTGATCGGCAGGTCTTGCTTTCCCAGCAATTCACGGTGTGTTTACTCATATATTCCTATACAAGGGCCCTAGCAATTAAGGCTATCTGTCTGCCACTCATGGGTCACTCCCTCGACATCGACCCGTCCGATCATAGATATGAAGGGTGTGTCAAATGGTGAGATATTGTATATCGCGTTTGTCAAATCCTCCCGATTACCTATCGCAGAGGAACTGATAAACGTATTGGTTACGGCAGCCATAATTCGGCTCCTTTCAAATTAAATGTTCAAAGACAGAGGCTGCATCTCGGATGTGCCCCGTTTTCTGTAGTTTCGCCATTGCCTTCCCTTTCCGGAGTTGACTCGGTTCTGAGGTCGAGGCAGTCCCAGGGGCAAGGTTTTTCCCCTCCGGTGCCTGTTTCACAGATCCGCGTTTTGCCTGAAGTTTTTGATACCTCATGGCATCCCGGAGAACCTGGACGGCACGGGAGTCATAAATCCCGGCCAGTTCCTTCTCGGTGAACCCCATCTCCAGTCCAAACCGACGGATATCAGCTTTTTCTCTGGTTGCCACCTCGTCGTCCTGCCACTCAGGTATTTTTTCCCTGAGTGCCTGCTGCTGCTGTCCAAGAGCCTCCTGCATCTGGGCCTGTTTTTGTGCGACGGCCTGCTGCTGAAGATGCTGGGTTTCTGCAGACTGGACCTGGAAATCCTCCATCTTCTGCCGGTACATCTCTGTCTGTCTCATGGCCTCAATCGGGTCATCATCCCACAGAGCAGGATCCGGGCGCTCCGGAGGTTCCATCGTGGGAACCGGGTTCTGTATGGCGCGTTGATAGTCGTTCATGAGGGCCTGAAGCTCCAGTTTCTGCTGGTCCAGGACCTTCTTTTCTTCGGCTATCTGCATGGTTTTCTGCGTATAGTCGGATTGTCGGCTATATCCGGCCTTCAACTCATCGAGGGAGACCTCCATCTCCTGTCCTGCTGCCCGTACCCGGTGGGTCTCAGGACGAGGTTCCTGGGGTTCCTCCAAAGTCTCTGCCTCGTACTCCGGTGCAGTGTCCTCGTCATACGCAACCCCTTCCTCAGGGGTGGTCTCGTGCTCCTCAGTCGGGTCTGCCTGGACCGTGTCCTCCTCCTTGGGAGGGGATCCATGGACGACCTGGTGAAAAGCATCCAGGTTTGAACCTGCTGATCCTCCAGGGAGGCTGTCCGCAGGTTGAAGTTGTTCACTCATAAATTTTTACCTCGTTCTTTATCCTTTCTAGCCTTTTTGCCGTCATTGATCAGTCGTCCCAGTTCATCCTGGATCATCTCCAGGGACTTGATCTGGGCCCACTGCTGTTCCCGTTTGGCAGGATCGGTTTCCGCCTTCCATGCGTTGGTGAGGTCTTCCTCGATCTGGTTCATGGAGTCAGTATAGACTTTGGGCAGATTCTCGATTGCCTTTCCTTCTGAAATGCGTTCTTGTTGTGTTTTTTGTTTTCTAGGCATCAGTCTTTTTCATCCTTTCTCTTTCCATGGCAGCACGGATGGCTGCCGTATCAATTGAGGTGTTGTACCGGGATTCCAGTTCTGCGACTTTCAACTGCATGTCAGACTCCATCTTGTCCCGGTCTCGGTCGTCTTTAAGGAGCATCTCCTCCCGTTCCTGCTGGAGACGGGCAGCCTCGATCTGCATCTGGGCATGAATCTGCTGGACCTGAACCTGTGCCAGGATTTCCTCAGGAGACGGTTCCTCCTTCTCTTTTTCCGGTTTGTAGTTCGGATTACCGATGTAGGAATCGACATCCTTGAATCCGAGCAACTCGATGATTTTCCGTGCCGTGTTCAGGTACTGCTGGATTCCGACAATGGGGTTATTGGGTCCCTGTTCCTTGAGGATTTCCTCCTGCTTGGAGGCAAACATCTGGAGGTTCTTGACCCGTTCCTGGTCGGATCCTGCACCTAGGGCCACATTGACCTCAACGTCAAAGTGGGACATCCAGGACCGTGGATCCATCTGCACAAAATCGTTATCGAGACGGATCATCCTCGGCTTATCCTGGTGCTGGACGATCAGACGGTGGATCCTGGAAAAAATCTGTTTCATCACCGAGGCAAAGTTCCGTGCCACCAACTCGACCTGCATCTGGGCTGCATTGATCTGGGCGGATATGGCCATTTCCGACGTGCTCTGCATGTGCTCCGGATTTAATCCGGCTGCCGAACGGTTCATCCCGGTTCTGGATTCCTTGATCTCGTCCATGTATGCGAGGATCGGTGCTGCATTCTGTCCTACAAATGGCAGGGTCAGTTGGGTGACGGCACCGGGAGCACGTTGGCGGATGATGGATCCCATCTCGGTGCTCAAGGCATCATCGATGTTGACGGAATTTTCCACCACAGCCAGTCTTGGAAAAATCGAGAGTGCAAGACTGTCTAACATATTGCGGAGCACATGGGACTTGATGTTCTGCACGTCCCTGGTCAGGTCAAATACGGACTGTCCTCTCCATCGGTGTGCCTCCGGGTAGGGGGTGAAGACATGGAACGGGTGCTCGGAGACCGGCTGGTTCATGACGATCTGGTGGTTGTTCCCTGCCGTGCAGATCCGTCTCAGTTGCGCGATTCCGGTCCCTTCCACATCAATTTTGATGTAGGACTCGATGTAGAGGACTGCCTTCATGGCATCATCGTTCCTCTGGTCGTAGAAGAGGAAAGCTGAGGGGTTCCTCTGGTAGGCTTCCTGGTTGTAGGCAAGCTCATCTGCAACCCCTGCATACTGTTCCATCTCCTGGGGGTCATAGCCCATCTGCGACAATTCCGAGAGGGTCAGAAACCGTCGGTGGGCGACGATCTGGGCATCCTCAAGGGAACGTGCCCTGCGGTCAATGAGGAATTCCTCAGGAGGAACAGCTTGGAGCCGGACTCGTCCGTCGGAGGTCCTCCGGGTGACAACAACATTATGAAATTGAGGGGGAGGAGGAGGTTCCGGCTGGACCACCGTCCCGTCGGTCATGATCTGGGGTGGAGGAGGAGGTCCCGGAATAAAGTCAGGATCCGGGTAGGACTGGACCTCGACATCTTCTGCAGCATTGTCCATCAGGATGACCTGCAGTTCCTCGTCTCCGATCCCGGTGAAACGGTAACTTTTGACGTCTTCCAGTTCCTCCCATTGGGTTTTCAGAATTCCTGCACGTTTTAAAAGTGCATCCTGGAAGCAGGCCTGGAATTCCGAGAATGCATCATTCTCAGTTAAAATATGGTTGACGTACTCGGTCAGTTGTTCGGCAAGTTTGACATCCTCCGGACCCGTAGGAATAAATTCCAATGCCTTCTCTGAACCGAAAAAGACTCGCATCAGGGAGGGGAGCATCAGCATGATCGAGTCGCGGACATCCTGGGTCACAACCTGGGAACGTCCCTGCTCCTCGTCTCCAAAAGGCTCCCCACGGAAATATCGGGTGGCTTCCGCACGGACCGGACTTTCCGCCTCATCGATGTAGTCGATGGAGTTCTGGATCAGGGAAGAAACGACCCCCTGAACCTCGGTCTCATCCATCCCCTGAGGAGTCCTCTGACCGGACTCTTCCAGCAATTGGGTTGCTTCCAGATCTTCCTGTGCCATGCAGAGATCGTAACCACAACACAAGCACCTCCCTCAAGAACCTTTAGGAAGACTTTGGCAAAATTATTTTGAATTAATTACATAAAGGCATGATTTTATTGATGAAAAAAATTCTGCATTTTGCTTGACATACTATCAGATAAGCTTATATAATAATACTAAA